AAGTCCGCCTGTTGAATGTCGGATGTGTTCACTGGGAAGATTACTTCGTGGCGTGGATTGATTGCCTGAACGTCCACTCTATTTTCAACCTTCTCCACGAAATTAAATTCAAACTTTGTCTTGCCGGCTCTGAACTCGCCGATCACTCGTTTGATTTCATCGACGTTTTCTTGGAGAGACAAATCAGGGAGCATTTCCTCTGCGATAATTTGTCCGAGAGTATTGTCGTCAACCTCCGGCATATAAAGTGCTTCGAGAATGTTCTGGTCTAAATCGGCGAGGTCTAATTTCTTGCAGTAATATCCAAGCTCAAACTTCCATCCCGTCTTGAAAAGAGTGAATCCGTTGTTCAAAAGATAATCAACGCCGAGGCAGTATGGCTTGAAGAACTTCACTTGAGTTCTCATGCGCCAATCAAACAACTGCTCACGTTTCTTTGCAGGTTCAACGTCTTCCGGCCCGTAAGGTTCGTAGGTAACAATCGGAGAAACACCGAACGCCATATTGATATAAGCAGGTTTAAGTCTGTTGATGTCGGTGTCGATCTGCGGGAGCATGAAGTTTGCGGAACCGACCCACGGAAAATTCTTCTTCGCACGAATCCCGTATCTTTTTTTCGTCAGCGAATCAATGCGTTGTTCCCAAGTTCCACGTTTTTGTTTTTCTTCAACTGCGGATTGTGCGAGACGTTCAACAAAGGAGTAAGCGTCCTCTGATAACTTCACCGTCTTGATGTCTTCCAAGTTCTCAGGGTCTTTTACATCGTAGGGCATAAGGTTCTCCTAGAATCCGTCCGATAATCCACATTAATATTTTATCATAACGTCCGATAATCAAAGGTTATACCCACTGTAATCGTCGGATAAATCATCGTTTTCCGTGTAAACTGGAGTTCCTCGTCCGGCACGATCCACCATTTCCATGTCTTTTTCTTCAGCAAATGAATTAACTTTTGAAAGAGCGTAAAGACCCATAACGAATGCGTCCGCACGGTCTGGAGATCGACCCAATCTTTTCTTGATGTCGTCCTTTCCTTCCGCTTGAATCTTGCCATTCCCCGTGTACTTGAACTTCGTGGACGCTAACTGCCCGCTCAACACATAATCGTCTCCTAACGCAACCTCACCACGGTCAAACATATCCCCCGCTTGCATCCACATCTGTGCCCGAAGGTTGTAATACTTTCGTTGCTCTGTCTCGGATGTCGGTTTCGCCGAGGAGTTGATGGATAATACGGGTTCCCCCAAGTCGTTCAGTGCGTCAACGATACCCGCCCCGATACCGATAACGTCAACTGCAATCGACTGCGCTCCCATCAACTTCCTCAGCGCCGACAATCTACCTGCCGTGTCCATGGTGCTTTTGTGTTCCAAGATGAGTTCCTTCTCAACGAACGCATGAGTCGAGGTCTGTGCCATCACATACACCACGTTCTCGTCGTCTCCGAACCGTGCGGGGTCATTTACGATGATTCTGCGAATAATCCCACCCAGAGGTTGCTTACCACGAGCTTTCTCAACTGCGCTCGGCTGAATACAGATGTCGTGTCCGGCGAGATCGTCCCAACTTCCGTGCAAGTACGCAGCGAGTAACTGCGGTCTATGTTGGAACGCTTCACTTAGGTTCTGGACGTAGGACGGAGGAAGGTACGGATTATCCGTGGGAAGGGCTTTGATATACCGAAACCCGTCTCTCGGATGCAATATAAAATCATCCTTCAGCCAACACTGAGCTGGGTTAGCGCTCATCATAACCTGATAATCGGGAGTAAACGCCTTCCCATCGGGAGTCTTGGCGATATGCCTCAAAGTACCCCTAAGCATGGCGAACGAATCCTTCTCAATCTCCTCCGCCTGATCGACCGCAATGTTCCCGTACTCCGCCGAGTTAAGACTTTGAATCAACAAAGGATCATCCAGCCCGCCATAGTCGATCACAGACCCATTGAACAAGAATATCTTCTTCTTCTGCTCGTGAATCCTGTAAGACTTCGCAGGAATGCATTTCTTCCAAGTCTCTAAAGTGGTGTTAGTGAAATCAACCGAACGACGGCGGCAAAAGAAAATCTTATTGAACGGAACAGCTAACGCCTTACTAAATACCCAGATGCACATGAACCAGCTCTTACCACCACCCTTGGCTCCCCCATATAAAACAAACTGCTCCTTCGCCGAGTAAGCCACCCCCTGCCGTGGACTTAATTCAAAGTTCAAAGCATCAGGAGCTTTTAAACCCTCCGTAGTAGCCTCAACAGCCTCAACAACTGATTTCTTAGTCACTCTCTGCTTCATACCCACCCGTCCTTAACAACTGCTCCAAAAGCACCGCCAAATCAGGATCGGCGCAATAAATAACCTGCTCCTCAACCTCCTCTTTCGGAATATCTATATCAACCTCCCTAGACCGAAAATCATCAAACATCAACGCCTTTAAAACCACCCCCTCCTCTTTATCACTCGCCCACTCCTTAAAGGCGTACCGAAACACCTGAAAGGCGTTCCTCAACTCCTCCACGTTCCACTTAAAACAGCCGGCGCCCAACCTCTTCTCAGCTAGCTTGTATATAGCCAGTACGTCCTTCTCCGCCCGCTTAATGTCCCGAATACCGTACTTAATATCCATTATTCATTTTCCGCATATTTCATTTTGTATTGGAGAACCAACCGTGTGAACCACGCATTTTGAGACACCGATTATGCACACGATTATGATTTATCTGCATATATTCCATTTTGGGGTCGACCGACTATGGACGAGATAACAGTAATAGGTGTGGGGTGGGTCAAGCCCATACCGGCCCATCCCCCCCCATGCCTACCAGTCGAGCGATCATGCCATCCGCCTATAACATACGTTATGTGAAGCAATTGTCATTCGAGCGTAACCTCTTTGACATCAGGTGTTTGCGGACGGATGATGATATTGATCTGTGTAGGATTATAGGACGAATCAGCCTGTTTTTCCTCGTTCATTGCGCCGGCGATCCGCATGACGGTCTTACACGCCTCGAGCGATATTGATTCCGTGGACGAATCGACGTGATCGTTCATGCGCTCGCTGACTCTTTCAAGAATTGGACGTTCCCTAGACATAAGTTCCATTACACGTTGGCGAACATTAACATTACTTAATAATCTAGAGGCTGCTGCTATTGCGCTATTTGGATCGGCAGATGGATATACCTTCAGATAGGCAGAATCTTGGGATTGGCTTGGTTGTTTAGCTAGTTCCCTAGCGAAGGCTTCATGTTTACGGTTCTTTAGGGGTTTAGAGGCTATTTTTGCTTCATTTATTGCGCTTTCAGCGCCGGATTGCGAAATTTCCTCATTATCGCCCATTAGAGGCACTATTTTATTTTTAGGCATACGGACACGGCCTCTCTTTTAAAGGTATGAGTTAGGCCTTTATAGGCCGATTTTGTGGCAAAAGTTGTCATTTTTTGGCGTTTGGCCCAAATGCCGGACGTTTCTGCCCGCCATATACCCATTTATGCCAATCCTTTTCTTCTTTTACGGATTCAAGGCCCGGAATACTTGTGTCTAAAGAGCAAGTTATCCCGAGAATTCTATCCATTTCTATTTCATCATGGCAGGAGTTACATAGAGTAACTAGATTATGCGGAAGAGTTGGCCCGCCTTCGGCCCTTGGAATTTTATGATGAACGGACAAAGATGCGAATTTATCCTTTAATCTCCTTCCGCAACACTTGCACTTCCAGCGATCACGCCTTTTAACTTCGTTTGATATAGCTTGCCAAAATAAGGAATCGTCTATCGGTTCCTCCTCTGCCTTCTTATAAACCTTCGATTTCCAGTCATTCATTCTTTATTGCCCGCCTTTCAATACGTCCGAATTCGTTATTACATTATACCTTAGCAGAATTTCATAATAGTCAAGTGGATTTTTTGATTTATTTTTGCCGAAAATATTAAAGTAAAAAATAGGTGTTGACGATAATATTATTGTCATGGTAGTATTTATTCCGTGAAGAGAAACGGATCACTTAAACAACAGGAGGCAGAGAAGAAAATGACAAACTCAAACGATAAAGCAACGGCGAGGCCGTGGCAAACAATGCTTTTTAGTCTTTTAAGGCAATGTGGCGTTGACAGAAAAAACTCTTCTAGAATGGTGAAAGAAGCGATAAAAGAAGTCGAATTTAATACTTCTTTGAACGCCCAGGCAAAAGCATATTCGGACGGATTTTCTTTTTCGCAAACCATCAACCAAGCAAGCAAATAAGGAGGCGGTTATGAAACTCAATAAATCGCAAGAAGTTAAACTCAAGAACGCTTTAAATGAGTTGTGCGGGGTTAAGTATGCCCTTTCAGACCTTTCAAGCGTGTTACCAGAAGAACAGACCTTTAACCTTGAGCATGGCGGGAAAGAGTTTAATCTTGTTGATTCAGTTGTGAGGCAAGGGGTAAGGGTTGAAGCCGTTATGTCTTTACTGAATGAATTAATAAACCAATAAACCACACCCGCCCACAAGCGGAACGAGAGGAGATAAGACAATGACTGACAATACAAGGGATTTAATGTCGTTCGGATATCGTGAATTAAAACTTGCCGGAGAATTACTTTCGGCACTCAAAACAGATAAGGATAAAACACGCTATCTGTCTCATGGTGTAGCAGTAGAGTTTAATCCTAACAGCGGGAATGTGTTTCTCGTTGATGAGGATTACAACGTAGCCATGATGAACGGAGACACGCTAGAGGATTTCTTTAGCTGTCCAGAATGCGGGCATGAAGGGTTCTTAGAGGACTTCGAGCATCATTCAGAGCAAAGAGGCTGTAAGGACTACGAGACTTCAATCGCTAACGCCTAACACAACGATAGGGGTGATTGTATGTTTATCATGGAAGATAAGATTATGAACACTTGGACAATCTTTGATGATGATGGCTGTCCGATTATTGAGGACTTTGAAACAAAAGAAGAAGCGGAAAAAGTAGCAAGGAAACTTTAACCAACACAACAAACAAGGGGTGAGGGTATGAATCTATATGCTGAGGAACTAAAAAAAGAATATCTTTGTGATTTATGCGGAAAAAATACGCTCCATGATATAGAAGTGAAAGAAGTTTATTTGGGCAATGGTTATCATACGCTAGTTTTTGGCGATTGCCCTTGTGGAAACAATTGGGTTACTGAAATAAACGATTAAAGCCCTTTAGATGGCAGAAAAGGACGGTTTACGATGAAGATCATAACCTTGCTTTTAATTGCGCTTTTAACGATGTCCGGCGTGGCCCTAGCTAACGTAAGTCAAGGATCATGGTGTGAATCGGTGTATTGTTTTGCGCCCGCAAATAAAAGCTAAATTGCGCTAGACAAAATCGAAACCCATTATAAAATCGTAAGTGATAGGAGGCTATAGCATGGCACGACCGCATAATACAAAAAAGATTAAAGATCAAACGATCCTTCAGGCAAAGATTGAGCGCCCATTAAAAGAGGCATTCGAGAAAAAAGTAATCTCGCAAGGGGCTACAATGTCCGGCAAATTGCGGGTGATAATCGAAAAGTATCTTGAAGGATCAAATGAATAACGCCTCCCCTTTCCCTAACGCTTGTCCGGCCTTCTATCAGCCACTAAGGACAAGCGGGGGGAGGCACTTTTTTAAATTGTCTCATGTGGGGAGATAACGGGTGATTGAAGTGCACAAGATTTTTTCGGGGATGAATCGGGGTGATCTATGTGGAACTCTCACAATTACTGGTTCTAAAACTTGAGGAGATGGGGTGCTCAAAATGGTCAATGATGAAGCGGTTAGGTGTGACTTGGAAGTCGATACAAAATCTGGAGAGAGGGATACACAGGGCAAGGAAGGGACACCTGACAGAGTTGCAGCTATATTACGATCAGAAATGTCAGGAGCTAAAACTAGGCTTGTACTCCCCCCCAAAAGTAGTTTCAACGAAAAAAACACAGTAAAACTATTACTTAATAAAGACTTATTATGTATCTTATGTAAAGTCTTTAAATTAGTAGTATGCCTTGTTTTATCAGTAGTTTTTTATCTTCAATACTCATCAGTAGTATTGGCCGGACAAGTAATCGATCAAACCCTCCTATGTGATGCGATCTTTTGGGCTGAAGGAGGTCATAAGACACGCCATCCGTACGGAATCCTCGCTAAGTATAAGACCACCACGCCACGCCAAGCCTGTCTAAACACAATCAAAACCAATCTCAAGAAGTGGAACGGACAAGGAGACTTCATCGAATTTATGAGCCGTTCTTATTGCCCGATTGGAGCAAAGAACGATCCAGCCGGCTTAAACAAGCATTGGGTAAAAAATGTCAAATGGTTCTACGAAAATCCGAGGGCAATCTAAATGGAAACTTTTGAAGATCGGAAACTGTTACACGAAAGGAAGGAGAAAATGAAACGGTATCGGGCTTTAGTTGAAGTTGTAACAAGTCATTACATCGTTGTCGATGGAGCGTTTAACGAGAACTACAAGGACGGCAAGGAACACGCCGAGAGGACGGCGGAGGATTTGACCTATGACCAGATGCCCTCTAAATGGTGCAAAGAAGGCGATGTGACCGTGGAAGGGTTCTGCAAGGAACTAGAAATCATCGGCGAAGAGCCGGAGGAGGTTGACGATGACCGCTGAAGAAATTTTTGAAGCAAAAAGAGAGGCTTTCAGAAAGTGGATTGTAAAAGAGGACTTCACCAAGGCGCAGTTGGTCGGGTTGATTTCGGATTGTTATTCAAGGGTAGAGTACATGGACGCTCTTGAATCCGTGTTTAAGAACGGTTTTGATGCGGCGGTGAACAACTAAAAATGGAGGGCTTCGCCATGATAGAAGCGGAGCTTTTGAAACGGATGAGAAAGATGCGGTTTGAATATGACGGGGTTGTTAGGGAAATCTCTTGGCTTGTGGAAAGGCGGTCAAAAGTCCGTCCTCAGTTGCGCCGGAAAGAGGATTGGCTTCAGAGACACATTGAACGGATCAAGGGAAAGCTCAAAAGATTGAATCCGTCAAAGTGGGGATTTAGCAAGGATGGGTTTATGGTTTGCGCCCGATGTGGACGGATTTTTAAGGTCAAGGGATGCAAGGACGCTTTTAGGAACTGCTGTGACCATAAAACATTCGTCAGTTGCGGGACGATGGAGCAAATTCACGATTTCGATTGGGAACACCGAAGCCCACAGATTACACAATACGCTCGCAGAATGGGCATAGAAAGGATTTTCAAATGATCGTCGATAGGATCAACGAATACCTAAGCAAGAAGGAGTCCACGCTTGATGAGGCGCTCCGCTATGAGGTCGAGAAGCTCGCCGGTTGGTGCTTTAAGCGGCAGTTTATGACCGATGAGTCCCCAGTTACCAAGGGAAAGATTCGTCTTAGCAGTTGCGGGAAATGCCCCCGCCAAGTGGCTTACGCCTTCCACGGAATCGAAAAGAACGGAAAGGAGACGGATTCTAGAGCAAAGATAATCTTCTGGACGGGTGATCTTTCGGAGTTGACCGTCACAAGCCTTGCGAAGTTAGCGGGTTGTTGTATCACCGCCACGGGCTTAAACCAGATAACGGTCAAGCTGCCCGTCAATGGTGCGGTCATTGAAGGTCACCCAGACGGATTGTTTTTGCACGAGAAAGAGCTGTATCTTCTAGAAGTAAAGTCGATGTCCTCCTTTTCTTTTGCCCGCTTTGAGAAAGGAGAGATTGACGAGGGATACAGAGCGCAAATAAATGCCTACATGGAGTGTTTAGGGCTTCGGAAATGTGTCATGGTTGCCTTAAACAAGGATAACGGAATCCTCGCAGAGAAGACCATCGACAAGGACGAGGAAATCGTCTCCAAAATCCGTGAGAACATCAAAGCCGTCCTCCACTCCACCCCCGAAGACCTCCCTCCCCCACCGAAGGAGCTAGACCCAGATCCCAAGGGGTTTTTCTCTTGGGTGTGCCTCTACTGCTCGTATTGGGGACATTGCCGACCCGATGCTGAGAAAGTCCTCGTAAAACAAAGCTATAAACTAAAACTAAAGGAGAAAGCAAAATGACAACTGTGGTATGCGACAAGTGCGGAAGCGAAACAAGACCGAAGAAGATCACGAGCAAGAAGACCGGCAAGGACTACACGGTCTACGAGTGTTTAGGCGAGTGCATGAACGGGCAATATAAATACTCGTGCTTTGCCCCTAAAGTCCAGAAACAAGAAGCACCGTCAGCGAATAACCACGTTATCACGCTCCTAGAGGAAGTGAAGGCTATCTGCCTAGCCATGAACGCTAAGTTAGGAGCTGTTCCTAAAGTACCGAAGAAGAAGCTCCCCGTAGTCGATGTGGATGAGGACGGTTTTCCGGCTCCCACGGATGAAGATGCACCGTTCTGAACCCACTGAGGAGTGGCTCAT